GAATACGGACGCGGCGGAACGGAAGTCGGAGTCGCCCGCGCGCGTGACCTTATGAACCGCGCTAATCTTTCACCGGACACGATCCGCCGCATGAACAGCTATTTTGCCCGTCACGAAGTCGATAAGCAGGGCGAAGGATTTAAGCCGGGGCAGGACGGTTATCCGTCCGCTGGCCGCATCGCGTGGGCCTTGTGGGGCGGCGATGCGGGCGCGTCATGGGCTGCGGCCCGCGCGGCACAGATGGATGCCGTCGATGACGATGAAGGCTAAACTTTAACGGGGGCGATTGCTTCGACCGACTCTGCGGAGTCTGGCACGGGGGTGAAAGCCCCCCGCCTCCACCTTTTGACAGTCGTAAAATATCGAATATCTGCGAGGTAAATGGCGCGTTGCCCCGCCGCCCACGCGCAGAGAATAAGGGCAACCCACCTTTTGACAGATTGCGTCTTGCATGACCAAGACCGACTTCGCTGTTCTACAAGGACAGATCGACGCGCAGGCTGCGACCATTTCTGACGTTAGCGTTATCACGGTGGGCGAGGCCAAGGGCCACGGACTGCAAATCGACGCGCAAACCCTGGTTGAAGTAAAAGCCGCCGCCGAGACTTACGCGGGTGGGTTGAAGGTGAAGACGGATCATTACACCGGATTCAACGAGATTGTCGGCACGCTGAAAAACTTCCGTATCGACGGCGATCAGCTACGCGCCGACTTGTTCCTGCTCAGGAATCACGATGCGACTGCTCGCATCTTGGAGATGGCCGAGCTTATGCCCGACACGTTCGGTCTTTCGATCTCGTTCACGGGCGAACACGAAGAGAGCGACAACGATATTGTCTTTGCCCGCTGCACGGAGATTTACAGCGCCGATCTAGTCGATGCTCCCGCCGCGAATCCCACGGGGCTGTTTAGCGTTAAGGTTGACAGCGAGAAAAAGGCTATGGACGAAAAGCAAATCGCTGACGCTATCGCCGCCGCTCTGGCTCCGGTGATCGAAGAAATGGCCGCAATGCAGGCCAAGCTCGCCGCTCTGGAAGTGGACGAGGAGAAGGAAATGACCGAGGACAAGTCCGAGGAAATGACCGAAGACAAAGCGATGGTCGAGCACGACGAAGAGAAAGAAGACATGAGCGCCAAGCTGGCCGCTGAAGTCTCCGAACTGAAGGCCCTCGTCGCCAATTTCGGCGCAAAGCCCGTTTCGGTTGCCGTTGCCACTGAAGTCAAAGCCGAGCCTAAGACTCCTACCAATTTCAACGAAGCCCTCGACCTCGTTAAGTCCGAAGGCTTGAGCGGCACATCGGCCACTAAAGCCGTCATCGCTCGCTTCCCCGATCTTTTCATTGCTGCCCGTAACAGCGGCATCCGCACTCTCTAACTAACTAAACTACTATGGCATCACAAGTTGACTCCCTAAACCGCAGCTTCATCGCTGACGTTGCAATCAGCGCGTTCCGCTTGGTCAAACTGCACACCACGGAAAACGAAGTCGTGGCTGCAACCAACGGAGCCGCCATCGGGTTCACACAAGATGACGCTTCGGCGGATCAGACTGTGAACGTCAAACTCTTTCACCCCACCTTCCTCGCCACCGTTTCGGGCGCGGGCGTTGCGGTCGGCTCGGCGATTCACGCCATTGCTGACGGCAAAGTCGCTTCCGCTGGCGGTGTTACTGTGGGCTTCGCAATCAACGCTGGCACGACCAACGACATCATTGAAGTCGCCGTGCCGAGCAAGAGCTTCTAATCGGATACCACTATGGCATACGCAAACTCTAACGCACTTCCCCGCGCGGAAATCAGCCAAGCTGTTTTCGAGGCGGCGAGCAACAGCAACGCCCTTCCCTTCATCGGCCTTGAGGTGCTTCCGATCTACTCGGTTGCCGCCCGCTCCGGTGAATACGTGAAGATCGAACTCGGCGGCGGTGAGGCTTATAACCTCGACGCGCTGAAGACCGATCCCGGCGCGAACCGCTCGCGCGTCACTCGCCGCTTCACCACCGACAACTACGCGACCACCAGCTTTGAACTTGAAGAGCTTCTGCCCGACGAGACATCTGCTGACCTTGGCCGCTACTTTGACGTTGAAGTGTCGAGCGCGACCTTCCTCAACAACTCGCTTATGCTCTCGCATGAGCAGCGCGTTGCCGACCTAGTTTTCGGTAGCAGCGTCAGCGCGATCAGCGCAAACGCCGCTTACACCGCTGGCTCGGTCGATACCCTCGACGTTGCCAAAGATGTCGATGACGCGATGACGGAACTCGCCAAGAAGAACGTGGTTGCCGACACGGTGATCCTTTCTCTCCCGGTGTTCAACCGCATCCGCCGCAGCACCAAGCTTCTCAACAACATCTTCGGCCCCGTGAAAAACGTGGCGCAAGCCCGCCCTGCCTCCGCCGAGGAAGTTGCCGCCGCTCTTAATGTTTCGCGCGTCCTCATCGGTCGCGCTGCCAAGAACGGTGCGAAGAAGGGCCAGAGCTACTCCGGTTCCTTCATCTGGGGCAACTCCAAGGTTGTCGTCGCCAAGCTCGGCGCTGGTGAGTTCACCGCTGGCGGTCTGGGTCGCACCCTCCTATGGAACGAGGATAGCCCGACACCGCTGGTCACCGAGACTTACCGCGACGAGGCTCGCCGCAGCAACGTCATCCGCTGCCGCCACAACACGGCGGAGAAGCTGATCGACACCAGCTGCGCCATCGGCATCGACACCTCCTACGCCTAAAAAACTGTTCTGTGTGTTCACTGGAACCCCGCCGGGAGGCGGGGTTTCTGCTTTTTGACAGTCGCCCTCGGGCAGATGAAAATTGCCGTCTGCTTGATTGCAGGCAACGAGGCGGGGCTAATTGATCGCGCCCTCGACTCTGCCTTCTCCGTAACCGATACCGTTGTTGTTGTCCGCGCCGTAGGGGGCCAGACCCCCGACCAAACGCTTGACGTTGCCCGTGAGCGCGGTTGCATTGTCGGGGAATACCGCAACAGCCCCGCCACCGCAGCGTGGCCGTTTGTGGACGATTTCGCCGCAGCGCGGAACATGGCTTTTCAGCTTGGCGCGGATACCGGGGCAGATTGGCTAATGTGGATGGACTGCGACGATACGCTGCCCGAAGGCATGGGCGAGACGATCCGCCAAGCCTGCGAGGAAACCGCCGAGGATTGGATTCTGGCCGAGTATGTCCTGCCCAATCACGGCAAGGCCGTTTGGCGCGAGAGGTTATTCCGCACCGGAACCGCCGCATGGTTTCACGGTGTGCATGAAAAATGCGTCCCGGTCAGCAACGACAAGGACAAGGACTCGCTCAAGGTGCGGGTCAATCGCAACATCCGGGTCATCCATGAGCCGCTAGGCGAGAAAACCGGATCGCAGGAACGCAACATCAACATCCTTCGCTGGCGCTACCAAGAGGCGCAGCACCTAGCGTTTTATTTGCACTATGAATACTACCTCCTCGGCAAGCGCGACGAGGCTGTGCGCTACGGGCTAGAGGCTTTGCGGATGCAGGACTTGGACGGAGTGTATCGCTACGAGGTCATGCTCAACCTCGCCCTGCTCGCCGGGGAAAACGCTCACGGGCAAGACCTATGCCAGCGAGCGATCAAGCTCAACCCGCAACGCCGAGAGGCGCACAACATCCTCGCCTTGCTGCAAATGGACGCAGGGCAGACGGAGGGCGCACTAGAGACCGCCGAGCATACGCTGACCATACCGCTGCCCAAGATACCGGAATGGACGCACCGCCCCGATTGCTACAACTGGAAGGGCTACGCGACCCTCGCATGGGCGCACAGGCTAGCGGGCAACGAGGACGAGGCCGCAAAGATCGAAACGAAGATGCTAGAGGAAGGCGGCAAACCCCGCATTTCTCTGTTGCACGCCACGCGCGGGCGCTGGGCGCAGGCAATACAGGCAATGAATTTGTGGATGTCTCGCGCCGAGAATCCGCTGGCCGTTGAGCACATCTTTGCCATCGACGCCGATGATGAAGAATCCCAAGACAAGCTGCGGCGATTCCGTTGCACAATCTCCGCACAGGGCGGCTACTCGGTGCAGGCGTGGAACGTGGCCGCGCTCGGCTCGACGGGCGATGTCTTGATTCAGATGGCTGATGACTTTGAGCCGCCTGCGGGCTGGGATCGGCAAATCCTCGACGCGCTCGGCGGCAACATCTTCGCGCCGCGCGTGCTGCGCGTAGCAGACGGCAACCGCACAGACGGCTTGCTGACTTGCGCCATCGTGACCCGCCGCTGGCACGACCTTCACGGCTTGTTCCACGGGGAATATCGCAACGTGTATTCCGACAACGATCTTACCGCAACCGCGACCAAGGCCGGGGCAATCATCGAAGCCCCGCACATTGTCATTCGTCACCACCATCCGTTCTTCAACGACAAGGTGCAGATGGATGCGACCTACGAGCGCGGCAATGACCCCGCCGAATACGAAAGAGCAAAGGCAATCTTTCAAGCCCGCCACCCATGAGCTATTCGCAGAACAGCGAAGAAGCGGTCTTGCTCGACTATTTTGGCGACAAGGCAGACGGCACATTTTTGGAGATCGGCGCATTTCATCCGACCAAGCACAGCAACACCCGCGCGCTAATTGAGCGCGGCTGGTCTGGGGTTATGGTCGAAATGTCGCCTTACGGGCTGGTCGATTTGCTGGAAGCCTACAAAGACAACGAGCGCATCCGTATTGTTGCCGGGGCCGTGACGATTGGCGCGCAGCCGCCCGCATCGGTATGGCTCATGCCCAAGGATGCAGAGAATGACGGGGCGATTAGCACGACAGAGACATGGCATCGTGACAAATGGGCGGGGCGCGTGAGCGGCAAGCACATTGCCATGACTGCCGCGACACTCAGCATGACCGAACTCATGTGGATGCTGCCCCCGCAAATCGACCTTGTGAGCATAGACACGGAGGGAACCAGCGTGCAAATCGCCAGTGCGTTCGACTTTGATCGCTTTGGAGTCAAAGCCGTAGTGCTAGAGCATGACGGGGCGCAAGAGATTGCAATGCCCGCCTCCTTCCGGGTCGCCGCGATGAACACTGAAAACGTGATTTTCCTACGATGAAACGCGCACCGACACCCGATCTGTCCGTCCTCATCCCGACCATCACCGAGCGGGAGCAGGAGGCCAATGCCTTATTCCGGTCGCTGGAAGCGCGGGTTAAGGGCCGCAACGTCGAGATCATAATGATGCGCGACAACTGCTTGAGCGGTATCGGGGAGGCGCGGAACAAGCTCCTACGCGCAGCGGGAGGCAAATACATCACGTTTCTGGATGACGATGACGCCTTGTGCGAAGGCTACTTTGAATTGGTCTTGGACAACATCCGCCACGACAAAGACGTAATTACGTATGACCAATGGGCAACAGTCGATGGCGTGGAGGGCAGGATCAACGCAAGGCTGGGTCATGAGGTCGAACCATTCCGCCCCGGAGGCGTGACCAAGCGCCCGCCGTGGTTTTGGTGCGCGTGGCGGCGCGAGTTGGCTTGTGCTTATGCAGTCCCGCAAGTGCGGAGGAATGAAGACATCCTCTGGCTGCGTCACTTGTGGGCCGAGGCTGAGACGGAAGCGCACATTCCGCAAATCCTGCACCGCTACAACTTCGACAGCAGCAAGACCACCCTTCAGAAATGAAAGTGGCTGACATTGTTTTCTGGCACGACGAGCCGGTGAGCTTTGGTTCCGGTTTGTGCCAGCAACTTTTTCGGCATGGAATGTGCAACGCGGCTATTGCCATGCCCTACGATCATGCCGGGGTGCTGCAAATCCTTCGGCAAAGCAGCGCCGATTGCGTGGTCTTCCTTTCACCGCATATGCACGCGGACTTTATTCGCCGCCATCATGCCGACTTGCTGGCGCTGGGCAAACCCCTGCTTGGCTATGTTTCCGAATGGATTGCGGGCAATGACGTTTTCCCCGGCGGGCGGGAGTTTCACGCAGAACACAACTGGCTGCACTACTACGCCGCCGCGCAAATGAGCGATGTCGCGTGGTTTCGTTCCTTGGGCATGAAGGCCGACTTTGCCCCGATCATGTTTGCCAGCGACCTGTTCCCTGCCGTCCCGCAGCACAATCGCATAAAAGAACTGTGCTATATCGGTCACAACAACGCATGGAAAACCGAGCGAATCCGCATTGTGGAAATCCTGCATCGCGCGGGCTTGTTGCGCGCCTTTAGCGCCCCGCGCAACTTGGCCGGGGCCAATGGGGTCGCCGCGTTGTTCCGCGAATTTTCCGCCGTGCTTTGCCCGCCCGCGCACGGGCGCGCTCACAGCATCCGTTGCTGCGAGGCTGCCGCTAGCGGGGCGTTGATTGTCGAGTGCCAGCCGCTTGACCAAGGCAACGAGCTTTTCTTGGACGGCCAGCATCGCGTTACGTTTCCGCAAGGATTGCCCGAAGCCGAATTGTGCGACTTCATCCGCGCCCTTGACTACGACAGGCTGCGCGGGATTGCCGAGGCGGGCTGCGCCTTGGCGCACCGGGAGTTCTGCGCCGAAGTCGGATTTGCCCGTCTTTTAGAAGCCGCCCGCAAAGCCTTGACAGTGTAGCCGTAGCATGGCCCTCGACACTGCGCGGCTCGCTACCGAACTCGACAGCATCATTGCCGACCTCCCGGCAACGGTGACCTTTGGCGAGGCGACATTCAGCGCGGCGGTTACGCAATCGACCACGGGCGCAGACATCGAAGAGGGCGGATTCCTTCCCGCTCGCGATGTCGGTTTGCACGTTAAGTCCACCACGACCACACGCACGGTCAAGGTGGGCAGCAAGCTAGACGTTGCCAGCGCCGGGGTCACTACCACCTATCGCGTCATTTCCATCGAACGCTCGCAAGACGGGCAAGAACTTATTTTCTCATGCCAGAGTCACCGCCGCTAAATTATCAGACGATCCAACGCCGCGCCCCCGAGCCGCTAGAGGAAGCGGTCGAAAAAGCAGTAGCGGACATGATCGACTTTAATCTGCGCGCTTACCAGTTAAGCGAGGTCAATGTGACCCGCGCCGATGTCGGAACCGACCTTGAGCTTCCCGCCGTGGTCGTGCGCGCGGCCCGCCTGCGCGAGTCAATCCCGACCGGGGATGTCTATGAAGTGCAAGTCGCCGTCTCGGCCATGACCCTGATGGATAAGCTCAACGACAGCGATCCTTCCCCGGAGGAATACACGGATCGGCTGTGGTCGGCCCTTGTCGCCATGATGGAAGACCCGCAGCTTTTGCTTGTCCTCAAGGACTCGCGCTCGTCTGTGACCTTTCACGGCCTTGTCCGTCAGAGCGGCATGGAGTTCTCGCGGCAAGATCGCCACGCCGTGCGCGGGCTGCGTTTCAACGTCCACGTTTCTCGCCTAGCCTAGTGGTTGACAGGCGCGGCCAAGCATGGCCGCAACTATCGTTTCTTCTTCCGCCGCTACTTCGGTGGTTTTTGGCGCAACCGCCGAAACCGGAATCATCATCAACAGCTTTTCCCGCGCGGTAAGCCGCGAAAAAGCAGAGGTTATGGACAATGACGGAGACGTTGTTGCGGTTTCCTATTACAAGCCTACCGCCTCGATTTCTATTTCGGGCACACTCAACGGTTCTACCGGAGTTGCCGCCGCCGCCCCCGGAGTCGCCCTTACGCTCGCCAGCACGACAAGCGGCAGCGGCATTACTGGAGGCAAAGTTGTCGTGGACTCCGTGACTTTGAACCAGACCTCTGAAGGGTTTAACGAGTTTTCGGTCGAGGCCACGCAATACCCCGATCTCTAAGATTTCCCCTTAACGCGAACGCAGCGGGCGCGTAATCCCGCAGCACAAATTCAAATATGCTGCAAGAGTCCATCAAGAACGACGAGGTATTCCTTACCTCATCTACGCGCCTCGCTACGGCGCTTTTATCTTTGGGGCAAACGCTTCGTCGCCCTCCGTGCACACGCCAAGTTCGTCGTGACGGCAACACCATCGTCACCTTCCTTTTTGAGTCGGGCGAATGCGGGCGCATTGCCGCTCGCTGGACGGAGATTGAGCAGCAAGACCCCAGCAGCGAAACGCCCGAAGCCCTTCGCTCCCGCCTTGTCTGGCTGCGCGCATTGGTCAAGGACAGCGATCCGGTTGCTCTGGCCTATGCCAACGGCGCATGGCGCGATCTGGCGCTGATGATCGTTAAGGCCACGCCGCGCATGGTCGAGATTTACGGGCGCGACTCTATTGGCTTTGTCCGCGAGGACGCATCCGCGCGGGATATTCAACAAATGCAAAAACTATTATGAGCCACATCGAAGCAATCGCCACCGACGAAGAAATCCTGCAAGAGTCCCGACCCGAAATATTGAGTAAGGCCATATTAAGCAAGGGTCGCAAGCTCGGGGAACTAACCGTGCGCCCGATCACGGCGGAAACCCTGTCTTACCTTTTTGAAGTCGAAAACTTCTTTATCAAAGGAATGAAGGGCGAGCGGGTCAGCGCGGCCAACGCCAACGCGATTTGGTCAACGGGCGAGTTTATTTATATCCACGCCGCCGATCCCGACATCGTGGCCGAGGTTATCTGGCGACGAGACGAGTTCCGCGAAGGCGTGCGCGCCTTTCTGCGCGGCCCGCTCAACGATCCCAAGATTTTGACCGATGCCCTGCCAATCATCGAACAATCCGTCACAGAATACTTTGCCGCGCAAAGCGAAGTCGCCGCTGCGCCATCCGGAAGCAAACTCATTCGACCGGGAAAAGCATCGGCCCGTCATGGCAAGCGTCCTATCTGACGCTCATTGCCTCCGTGACGGGCTGGAGTGCTGACTACATTCTGCGTCGATTGCCTCTTGCGATGGGATTGCAGATGATCCTATGGCATGACCTCAAGGCGGGGCGCAAGATGCGGTGGGCGCACAGCATGAACGAAGGGCGGGGATCGGTGGACATTGCCGCCCAGATAAGAAAGTCCCTCGCCAACGCCAATGAAGATCACAGCCATGACTGATACGAGCGATCTGCGAGGGCGTCTTCAGCTATGGTCTAGCCTTGTCGGTAAAGAAATAAGCGAGGGCGTTAGACAGCACGCGCGCATGGCGTGCGTTGGTTTGGCAAATACAACTCAGCCATACAGCGGGAAAGGATTCGGCTTAAAGGGCAAAAAAGTCGGAGAGCAGTCTATCCTTAATGACGTAAGCAAGGTTTTCTACACGGCAAATGAACCCACTCGCGGCTTTGAAAACTCGCTAAAAGAGAAAGTGGATCAAAGCAATCGAAGCGAAAAAGCCAAAGCAGCTTTTAAAACCAAGATTGAGAATTACTGCCAAAGCGGGAACTCGGCTAAAATTGCGTGGTTGGCTCGATTTTTCAAAACGCCGCGCGTATTGTTAGACGGAATTAACCCCGGTCTATATCAAGCCGAACGCTCGGGATCGCGCACAAATGTTCCCAAAAGAACAAAGCAGCTTTACTTGGTAATCGGCGGCGATGGTGAGCTTCAAAAGTTTAAGCGCGAAAGAATGAATCGCACGGGCATGGGAAAGGCGGGCTGGGCTGTATGTGCAGACGCAATACCCTTGACCCGCGCCCGCGCAGCAACGGACGGAATACCGCAATGGGTAACTCGTCACAAAAAAACTGCCAGCGGACACATTGAGGATTTAAGCCACGACACTGACAACCCGCGTGTAAAAATGACGAACGCCATGCCTTGGGTAAGCACTTTGCTTTCCCAATCCCAAGCACTCGCCGCTATGCAAATTGTCCGCGAGAAGTTCGTCAAATATATGAACATTCAGATAAAATACGAGCTTCGAAAACAGGCAAAGTTGAAAGCAGCGTAATAGGTAAAACATGGCCGATGTAACAACAGTATTCGCAGCGAAAGACGAGTCTTTTGCCAAGACAGTCGATAACTTGCAGAACCGCTTGTCCGGTTTTCAAGGTCAGACTGAAGGATTTAGCGGCAGGGTTGCTGCCCTCGCGGGCGAATTTGCCAAGTTTGCTATTCCGATTGCGGGCGTAGCTGCCGCCTTCTTGGGAGCAAAAAACATGGCCGCAGCCTTCACAGATGCGATTCGCATGGGCGGCGAATTAAACGACCTTGCGGCCCGCACTGGAGAGTCGGCGGGCAACCTCGCTATCCTGCAACGCGCCTTTGAAAACGCAGGCTCAAGCGCCAGCGCGGTCGGGCCGATGATTAACAGACTGCAAAGGTTCATTGCCGAGGCAGGCGTGGAAAGCTCAACGCAGGCCAAAACGCTTGCCGAGCTAGGGGTATCCGCAGAAACACTTGGTCAGAAGTCTCCCCTTGAGCAAATGAAGATGCTGGCGCAGTTGGTTGCTGGCATTGAAGACCCCACAAAGAGAACGCAGGCCGCGATCGACCTATTTGGTAAAAGCGGCGGCGAACTAATTCCGCTTTTGCGCGCAATGGGCGTCGAGCTTGAGACGGCGAGGAAGCAGCTTGGCAGCTACCCTGCGGCCATTGACGCAACGCGCGAAGCCCTAGACACAATAGGCGACAACTTTACGGCGATTTCCAATAAATCAACCGAGTTTGCCACGGGATTGCTCACCAAACTGGCTCCCGGCCTTGCTGAAATCACGACTAAGATTGCCGAGATAGATGCGGCGGGCTTTGGCATGATGTTGGCCGATTACTTCGACAAGATGATCCAAGCGACATCTGAGGCGTTCAAACTAGGAGCAGCAATCGACAGTGTAAAACTTGCGATTGAGGCAATCACTAGCGGGAATTTTGGCGAAGGTCTTTCGCTCATGTGGGTCACCATGAAGGTGACGGCGTTGAATGCAGTTAACGAAATCGCCTCTAATTTCACGGCGGCTTTTATGACTGTACGGGATTTTATTGCAACAATGTTTGATTCAGAAGGGGCGCTGGCGCACCTCATGAACACAATGTTTTCGACCGCCGCCAATTACATGAAGGAGCAGCTTTATGGCGCGCTTGCCTCTTTCATGGAGGCTATCGGACGCATGGGTATGGCAGAAGCATTTCGCATCGAGGCAGAAACGGCGCGCAATGTTATTGAAATGAACATGAAAGGGATCGGCGCGCAATTTGAGCTTGTCGGAGAACAGGCTGGCGCGGCTGGCCGCGCTATGCCCGAAAACTTTGAAAAGAATAAGGCGTCCCTTCAGCCCATATTTGATCTGACCCCGGTGCTGCAAGAACAGCAACAACTCCATGCTTCCATTGAAGAAAAGCTCGCGCTGCAAAAAACCAGCACGGAAGCCATCAACTCCGCAGGCGCAGGATACGCAGCATCACTCGGAATAGCCAACGCCGCTCTTGAGTCGGGCGGGCCGCTAAGTGCGCAGATCGCGCTAAACTTAACTGACGCCAGCAACGCCGCCGCAGGCATTGCGCCAGCGTTTGATTTAGCAGCAGGAAGCAGCGCGCAAATCCCGCTTAACCTTGAGTCAACATCTACCTACGCCAAGGAATCATCTCAATGGCTGAAGGAAGGAGAAAAAGCGAGTCAGCAAGTGTCGATTTATGGCAGCACGCTTCCCGGTAACGCGCAGGCTTTTGCTAGCGCGATCAACCAAGCCAAGATCGACGCCAATGCAACGGCCAACGTCTTTACTGGTCTGTCAGACCGCATGAGCACGGCGGTCAATAATACCAGTGGGATGCTCGACAAGATGCGTGAGGCGTTTCATTTCGGCCGCACTTCGGCTCAAGAAGCTTATCAAAAATACCAGGACGGCGGCATGAGCATCCTTGAGGCGAGCAAGGCGGCGGCGTCACACATGGCAAGACAAAACGAGGCCGATACACGACTTCGCAGCATGGAAACCAAAGCCTCTGTTGCACAAAATTCTCACGACAGAGCCTTGAGGCGAGCGGCAGAAATGGAAAGTATGGGGCAGCAAAAGTCAGCGCACAACTTACGTATGCGGGCCGATGCAAAACTGACCAAGACGCTTGAAGAAATTAGCCCCGAGCTAACGAAGGGCGCGGAAGATGCGGGCAGGCTACTCGGTGACGGAGGTTCTGGTGCTGGCGATGACGTTACCGCTGGCGGCAGTTCCGCAGAAGACAGCATGACAAGCGGCGGCGAGGCGGCGGGGGAATCTATTTCGACCGCAGCAAGCGCGCTTAAAGATGCTGTTAGCGGCATGGGCAACGCGCTGGCCTTAGAAAGCACTCTTGTACGATGCGAAGTATTCTTGAAAAACATCGACAACAAACTTCCGCAACACGCCTTGACCTAAACGCCATGCCCTCTCTCATCCACGCATCCTCCCGCCTCACGGGTTCTCCCGGTGTTGCCTTGGTATCGCAAAGCGTTTCAGAGCAGGTCAATGGACTAGTCACCGTATCGTGCAACTTTGTTTGCACTGCCGCGCAGTCTTTGCAGATCGACAAACTTTTTTACCCAGATTCGCCGCCACCCATTTTTCCGTCAAGCGTGAATCGCGACTACCTGCTCGCGCGGCAGTTGTTTATGGTGGATCGCTCGCTTTCGCAGGAAAATGGATTGACCTACGTTTCTGCTAATTATGCGGGAGGACTTGTTCGCGGCGGTTCCTACATTTTCAAAACTCAAGAACGCGAAAGCCCCGTTAGCTTTAGTTTTGTCAGCGAACCGTTTTCTATACAATTTCAGAACCCAGAGAACAACCAAGTCAGCGGCGAAGCGGGCAATCTCACAAGTTCATTTGGCTACTCATTCATGCCGATTGTCCACATTTACGAATATGTGCAAGTTGGTGCGGAAACTACCGGAATTCCAACACCGCCAGCGCCACAGGCATTGTATATCTTGCTGTCTTTTTCAAGCAGCATTCCCACACGCGCGCCAGAGCTTGGCTGGAGCGGCCTTAAATACATTTCTTACCCACGCGAATGGTTCACTAATCAAATTGAGGGCAGAGTAATGCTGGAAGATATAAAAACGAACGACCTTACTCCCAGCGTCAAAGAAGTGACCCGCCGTTACTACATCGAATAGCATGGCCGCTCCCGATCTGCACAAATTCAGAGACGATCTAAAGAATCGCCCCGCGCCCGGAAGCAATGCTCCTCCGGTAAGCATCCGGGCAAAGGATTTAGACGAGAACTACAAGAAGGTCACTGTGGTAAAGCCCAGCATAATCCCTGCTGGCCTGCAACCCGACTACGAAATGCGCTACAGAAAGGACGGCTCGGAAGTTATTCTTCGGGCCGCTGTCTTCGATGTCTGCGAGAACGGCGCTGCGGTTAAGTATCGCCTGCTCGGACAACGGAAATACTAGGCATGGCGACCGTCAGACACTTGGGGCTTTTCCCGTGGTGCTTTAATCCAGACACGACCTACTTCAAAACGGCAGACGCAATCAGAAAGTTTGCCGTTCCGATGTGGTGGCAGGTCAAGGAGTGGACGCTGGAATCAACAGCCCAAGTGCAGGCTAATACCGAACCCCCAAAGATTGATACATACGCGGCTACACAGGTATTCAGAATTACCGATCTGCCAATTAGCAGCGCAACAACCTCCACGTTTGCGAAAGAAACCGACCTCATCCTTGCTGGTAAGGCGGGATTTTCCACTAACGGCGTGGGGCCAGAATACAACTGGAGGTTTGGGCCAATAATCGAGTTTGTGAACATTTGTGAGTTGGTAATTGGCCCGGACTTTTTGTTTGAGGCTTACACCGACGATACCGTTGGAGTGGCAACAAACGCCACGGGGCCAACTTTGGGAGCAATAGAGTGCGCGTTTTCCGGGATTTCTTTTTCGGCCCCCCTTAAACAGATGCCGTATCCCGAGGGCGGGCCGCTTTATGAGATCGTCAGCCTTCAGAGCACTTTAACAGCCACGGAATACTGGCCTTACGCTTGACATCCCCCTCGCCAGAAATGGCGCGCAAGCTCTACTTGGATGTCGATACAGGCAGATTCGTCGCAGGACTCAACGGCGGCGTGCCGCCTAATTTGTCTGCCTTTGAGGGCGACAATGCCGATTACGAGCTTTATTTCCTAACCGCAGGCACGGGCAGCAGCGCATACGAGCCGCTGGATTACTCGTCCAAGTCGGTCAAGCTGCACATTGGCCCAAAGCCGCCCTCGACGGCTACGGCCTACGTTGCCGCGCAGGCGTGGTCGAATCTTCCCATAACGGTCAGCGCGACACTCGCGCGCACGATTACCGGAGGAACCGCCGCCAATGAGCAGCAAGTGCTTTCCTTCAGCCCGGACGCCTACGATGGAACCTTTGCGCTAACTTTTCCAAGTCAATCCTTGACGTTTTCCAGCGTCACGGGCGGTCTTTTCACGACGAGCGGTTCGCACGGACTTGCCGCAGGGCAGGCTTTTGTGGTCACGGGATTCGGGACGCCAACGGGCTTTAGTAACGGATCGACGCTCTACACCGCGCAGCTTGTCTCGGGCAGTCAGTTCTTCGCCAACACAACGGCGACAACTACCGCGATTACCAGCTACACGGCGACCACAGCGGGAACAGGATACACCCTTACGGCTACGACCAGCGTTATTGAGGCGCGGGCCGCGACTACGGCGGTAGAAGATGCGCTTGAAGCAATTCCGCCTATCGGCGAGGGCAACGTGCGCGTGACCGGGATTGCGGGGCGCGTTTATCGCATAGCCTTTACCGGAGCGAAAAGCCAAGTCGCGCTCCCCCTCATGAGTGTGGCTCAAGCCTTAACCCCGGTCTACGGCAAAACGGCCACGCTTAACTTCAACACGACCGAGCTAATCAACGCGATCAGCGCATCGGCCAGCATTGAGGCGACGATGGAAGTGGAGGTAAGCCAGAGCGGCAAGATCGAAACCGTGACGCAAGCCCTCGTTACCCTCGGCAATGACATTATTGCCACAACCGGGGGTGTTCCGGTCACGGTAAGTCCCGCCGCTTTCTTTTATCTTCAGTCTCCGGACCTTTCGACGTGGAGCATCAGCGTAGCTGATGACGGATCGCTTACCGCCACCAAACTTTAACCAATGAAACACCTCCTCACCCTCCTAGCGCTCCTCACCATCCTCGACGCGCCTGTCGCAGCGCAGACCATTAAGACTTTGGGATACAACACGACTAACGGCCAGATCGTCGTCGCGACCAATGTGGTGTGGACAAATTCATTCAGCTTTTCGACCAACACGGTGGCCGCGCAAGTGCGGACCAATTTGGCGCTCCCCCTCCTAGCTCTCACAAACACCAATGCCGCAAATTTTCGCGGGGCAATTTCCGCCGCAGACTCAACTGGACTAAGTCCCGACAACGCAGGAACGGCCAATCGAGCCATCGCCATCGTCAACAACGACTCGGGCGGCGATGTTTTGGAGTATGACGACCTGAGCGGCAGTGGTTGGACAATTGCCGATGCCCCTGGCTTCCAAAAGGCCATTTTCGCCGCCACAAACGCCGCCCCGACCAACACCAACGCTCCGACGCCAAATGCGTGGGTGGACATCCAAGTCGGCACTAACACCTACAAGCTCCCACTTTGGCAATGAGCTTCCACGACCCCATTGAATTTCTCTCCCGCCCTCTGGTCGGCGTGACCACAAGCCTCGGCAGCGTGATTTTTTCCCTGCTCCCGCATCTTGAAACAGGGATGCGCGTATCCGCCTTGGTTATGGGTGTTTTCATTGCGTATATGAGCGCCCGCAAAGCATGGAGGGATCGCAACAAATGAGTGACACCCTCTACGGCGACTGTCCCGCGCAGGCTGATCTTTGTCTCCCGCAAGGGCAGACCCTCTCGCAGGCGTTTCGTTACAAAAGCGATGACGTTATTGTAAATCTTTCGGGCTACACCGGACGCGCCATGTTCCGAGCAACCCCAGACTCGGCTACTGTCGCCCTGTCCTTGACCACGGCCAACGGCGGCGTGATCATCTCCGCAGCGGGCGGGCTTGTCACGCTTTCAGCCTCGGCGGCTTCGATGTCCGCGATCACGGCGGGGCGGTATGTCTACGACCTTGAGATCGAATCCTCCACCGGAGCCGTCAAGCGGCTGGTCGAGGGGGTTGCTAAAGTCTCACGGGAGGTAACGCGCTAATGGGCGATGTGATCGAAGTTTTAACGACTGCGACGAATACCGTTGAGGTCGCAGCCACAGGCCCGCAGGGAACCCCCGGCGTAGGTGTGCCGACAGGCGGCAGCGCATTGCAAGTGCTTCGCAAGGCCAGCGGCACGGACTACGATACCGAGTGGGCAAGCAGCGGTGGCGGCTCGGTCGATCTGAGCAGTCCCGATCCGATCGGTGATGTGACGCCGAACACAGGAGCTTTCACGACCCTTTCCGCCACAGGCACGGCAACCTTGCCGCACATCCACGGCTCACTTGCAGGCAACCTTTATATCCACGTTAAGAACACATCGGGCGGCCAATTAACTCGCGGGACACCTGTGTATATCGTTGGCAACGTGGGCGACACGGATCGCGTCGAGGTCGCCGCCGCCGACTTTGATGACGTTACCAAGATGCCAGCCGTGGGTCTGCTTGAGCAGACGCTTGCCAATAACGGGAGCGGGGATGCCATAATTTTAGGCGAATTGGACGAGGCCAACACCAATGCTTACACGATCAACACGGAACTTTTTGTAGGCAACAACGGCGCGCTGACCTCCACCCGCCCAACCACCGGGCAAGTGCAATCAGCGGGCGTGGTGGCGCGAGTCAACAGCAACACGGGCGTGATCGTGGTTAATATGCAGGGACAGCGCAGCCCGAACGAGACGTTTGCCGCTGCAAGCCACAGTCACGGCAACCTAACCAACGCAGGAGCCATCGGCACCACCGCCAACCTCCCGCTCAAAACAGGCACAAATGGCGTAGTCGAGGCGGGGTCTTTCGGCACATCGGCAGGGACGTTTTGCGAGGGGAATGACTCGCGGCTACTGAACAACGTAAAAAGCATCACCACAGGCATCTCAGGCGCAGACGCCGTGACCAACATCGTCTCGCTCACCCAAGCCGAATACAACGCCATCGGCAGTCCCGACGCGGCCACGTTGTATCTCATCACCGATCCCTCGTAAGCCATGTCCTTGAGCCTGCAAAAAGCCTACCTCGGTGCCACGCCGCTCTTCGCGGACAAGCCGTGGTTTTACCAAAATGAAATCCTCGCGGCTTCGTGGAGCACGGGCAACGTCACGCTCACCGCCTCGGCCACGCCGCACACCAAGGGCAGTTGGTCGCAGATCATTGCTAGCACCAGCAATGTCTCCACCTTGATCCGCTTTAATGTTTCGGGGGTCAACGTATCCGCTGCTGACTCTGCAACCCTGCTCGACATCGGAGTTGGTGCCGCTGGTAGCGAAACCGTCATTGTTCCCAATCTCGCCATCGGCGGATCGGCGGGATCGTTTTACAATATTCCAGTCGAAATTCCATCCGGCTCCCGCATTGCCGCTCGCATCCAAGGCGTTCGTGCATCGCAAACCGCCACCATGAGCGTCAGAGAGTTCTTTGCCTTTAACGCAAGAGACACCTCAAGCATCGGCACGACCGTTGACGTTTTGGGCGTCAACACTGCCACCAGCACCGGCACCGCCATGAGCGGTGCTTCCGGCACTTGGGTCGAAATTGAAGACAGCACAACCAAGGACTACATCGGCTTCTCCATCGCTCCGTCCACCAGCGACACCGACACCGCATCGCAGGGTGACGCTACCTATGAGATCGGCGTTGGCGCAGCGGGCAGTGAGGTCGCTTTTGGTTACATCCATTTTGCGTTTGGAGCCACTGAAAACTTTTCTCTCGCAGCCAATAGAAGTCCGAACCTATTTGGCCGCGAAGTCCCCACAGGCTCCCGCCTCGCCATCCGCCACAACATCAGCGCGAATCCCAGTAAATACGACGCCTGCATCATCGCCATTCCGAAAGTCTGACCATGAACAACTGGAACATCCTCTATAACACCGCAAGCGGCCAAAGCGTCAGCATTGGCACCGTCATCGCTAATCCGCTTCCGGCAGGCATCACCGCGCTCCCGCTCACCGACGAGCAAGGCGAAGGACTGCAAAACGGCAGCCTCATCTGGGACGCCGCCACCCGCACACTTATCCCCACGCCGCCGCCCAGTGTCACAGCGGAAGAAGCCGTCAGCGAATACTTCTCGCCCTACCAAATCGCCGCCCTCCAACGCCTTGAGATGGCCCTCCTCCAAGCAGGCAAGCCCCTCGGCCCCGCGATGACCGCCTGCAAGCAGTGGCTGGAAACCGTGATGCTTGGCTGGGCGATGAATCCTGTCGCTGCACCATCGGCCAGCTTTGGAAGCCCTGCGGCTACGTTTGAAGAGGCGAGTGCGGAGGCTGTTGCCTCGCTCAATAGCTAGGCTTTGACACCCGCTCCGAGGAGATGAAACTCCTCGACTACGCTCTGGCCCGCCTTGGTGAAAACTCCACATGGCGCGGCATTGCCCTCCTGCTTACGAGCGCCGGGTTGCTAAAAAATCCCGAACACGCCACGGCTATCGTCTCGGTCGGTTTGGCGGTTGTCGGAGCAATCAACGTCTTCCGCAAGTCTTGACTCCATGCGCGCGGCCCTAACGGCCCTAGCATTTGCCTGCGCTGCTTTGATTAGCGGCTGCGCCACTTCGCCTGTGGTTCCCGGTGGTGGACTCTCCCTCGGGAAGTCAGGCTGGGAATTTAACGGCGGGGTCGATTGGGCCAAGGGCGTGTATTTTATTTATTTCTCTCGCCCATTCGGAGCCAAAGAACGCGCTCTCGCTGACTCGTTTAGCAAATGAAACCGTGGTGGTTGCGTCACGCCTTCGGACGCAAGCCGCAGCCATCTGACACGCGCCCCCTGTTCACGCGCCTCTTCACTTCGATCCGCCTCGTGGCGAAGGGCTCGCTTAAAAAAGGCATCACATTCATCGGCGTCCGGGGCGGGACGGACTTTTAGAAAATGAAAGCACTCATCACATGGTTCAGTCGTTTATTCGCGGCCTCTCCAAATGGCCCACTGCCGACCTCGCAGAACTCCTCCTCAGTATCAAAAGCATCCTCGACGCCCGCGCCGAGCACCACGACAAAGGTGGTGGAGTCGAAGCCGCCAAAAGAAAGCAAAGCCGCCGCGTGGATCGCAGACCCGCGCAGTGAGAAAAACTTGGCAACCGTTCAGCCACAGCTTCAGCGGCTAGGCCGCGAGCTTTTGCGCCGTCTCGCTGCCGAAGGCTTAACTTTCAAGGTCATCCAAGGCCGCAGGACGGCGCAGGAGCAAGCGGCTCTCTATGCCATCGGTCGCACGAAGCCGGGACGTAAGGTGACTTGGACATTGAAGTCTCGTCACATCACAGGCCGCGCGATCGACATTGCGCTTTTCCAAGGCAAAAATGTGGTGTGGGAAAGCAAGCACTACACTCGCGCAGGCGAGATTGGTGAGGAGCTTGGCCTCAAATGGGGCGGGCGGTGGAAGACGCCAGACAGGCCGCACTTTGAATTGCCCGCCTAATCGGCACGGCGATTGCTTTTGTTATTACGAAGATGGAAGGAGGACACCTATGCACCGATCTACCGACAGCGGCCTTGTCTATGGCCCTTACGGAGCAGTCGGCTACGTCGAGCGGCACGCGCCGAGTTTCCCTGCGGGGAAGTTCAGCTTGTGGCGTTTAGTCAGACGTTTGCTGACGCTCATGGCCTAATACGTCGATGCCATCGACACGTTTTTCGGAGGTGTCGAAAAAGCAGTCATTCGTATGCATGAGCCAGACGAAGTGGATAGAAAGTGCATCAGTTGTCACAAACTCTATACACTTTTTGGCATTGCCAAATTAACTCATGCTTATAGACTACCAGAATGATGAACTTGACGCCAGCACCACAACGCGGGGCAATGTTCCAAGGCTGGCGAGTTGGACTCCAAATCCGACTGGCAGAGTTCGATTCTCTGGCCTCGTGCCATCCTTTAACAATTGGCGCGGCCATTAAAGGTTACAGCCGTTTTCTTAAATAAACGGCACTCGCCCCGCCCCACTTTGTCGCTGGCCGATAGAACCGATAGCCGCAGGCCACTAGCGAATTGATCGACGGCGAGTTCCAATGGGCAACGTAGGTGACTAGCTCGGCTAGGCCAAACGACCGCGCAGCCGCTTCTCGCGCCCGGATAAGCCGCTTCTGCAAGCCCTTCCCGCGATGCTTGGCGATAACGCCCGCGCGCGAGAGAAAGCCGAGTCCTTTGTTTTGCGAGTTCTCGCAGACGCGCAGGCCCGCATAGCCAACAGGCTCTTTGCCGTGCCAGACGATCCACCACAGCGAGTTCTCTAGCGCCGGGCGATGGTCGCTAGGGAAGCACTCTTGATCCAGCGGCAGCACCGCCAGAGGCGTGTCTTCGCGCTGGATGCGGTAGGTCATTTCAATTTGTAGTGCGGCACGGCTCGCACCGTCCCGGCGGCAGGAACGCGAAAATCCCGCCGCTCGCAGGTTCCCCTTTCGACCGCATCACGCAGCAATTCGTATGTGCGTGTGTCGGACTTTCCTAGGATCGCGCAAAGCTCCCTCGCTGTGCGCCAGCCGGGAGGCACTTTGTCTCCGACCTTGGGGGCGGCCAAGGCCGCGCACCATGCGGCGAGGTCTTGGTCTGTATTCGTGCTCTTCATAGCGGCAGGCGATAGTGCGGCGACAGCGTGACTAGATTTACGGTGCAGGACTGATCGTTCCATTCCCCGAAAGCGAAGCCGTGTGCCCATCCAAGCGTCTGTCTCCTGCCCTTGGCATAGCCGACAGAAAGATCAATGCCGCATCCGATGTTGTAGCCGACAACCGGACGCTGGCAGCGCCCCGCCTCTTGAGCCACGCGATGCGTGTGACCAAACACGCAGGACATTCCTAATGCCTCAGCGTGATCTCGGGCTGCGCTGACGTTGTAGAGAACCCCGTGCAAAAACAGAGTGTCGCCTAGTTGAGTGCAAGCCTCCGGTCGCAGGCCCGCATACGGCACGACCTTCGCCTTCATTTCTTTGGCAGCGTCATCAATGCGCGCGAGGACTTGCCCAGCAGCGTAGCTTACCACTGCGTTGCCGCTATGCGCTAGGCCGCACAAGCGATCTTCGTGATTCCCTAAGTGAATTACTGTCGGCTGAAGCTCACGCAGGAACGAAAGGCCAGCGAGCAAATCGTCGGCCATGCTTTCGGCGCGGTCTGGATCGTCGGCGTCCCGCCTTGCTCCCGCCCGGAGCGCGGCCATGTCGGTGAAGTCGCCAAGGTGGAGAACCGTCTGAGGGGCGTATGCCTTGCGGAAGGCGAGCATTGCCTTCGTCGCGCGCGGATCGGCAAGGTGGCCGTGCGTGCATGAAACCGCCATCCAGCGTTTCCATTTTCGGGTTACTGCCGCCACAAGGGGCGGCGTTTATGTCAAAACGCTCTGTGGAGTGGGGGGAACGCCCCCTCCCAAGGCATAAGTAAAAAAAAGAAAAAAAACTCTTTACATGGGGTTAAAGATGAGGTTAAACCCTACCGGAAACATAAGGCATCCCAGAATGACGAAGACCCAAAACCAGCGCACGTTCCTAGGTATTAGCGGCCTCTCGCCCAAGGCGATTGAGGCATTGCGCGCCCGCGCCCGCGACAACAACCGCAGCGTCAGCGGCGAGTTGCGCGAGATCATCCGCGCCGAACTTTCGCAGGCGGAAACAACCGCCTCGGAGAACACAGAACAAACATGAACACCCACGAAATAATCGGCATGATGATCTTCGGATTCGTCCTGCTCCTAGCAACGGCTCAAGCGGCTTTCGCTTGGGGTCGCATCGTCGGGACGAGAAGCGAGCGGCAACTCGCGGATCGTCGGGTGCAAGGAGTCATCGCATCGGAAAACGAGCGCAACCCTCGCCAGCGCAAACGCCTTGTCTATCGCAAGGTTGATGCGCGCAAGGTCGGAACGATTCGTTTTCTAAACTCCCGCCTGCCGGGAGTGGAGGTAACAGCATTGTGAGCATCGCCCCCGCCATCCGCGACAATGACGGAACCGCCCCCTGCTTGCCGCCGCACATTTTAGGTCGACTCCTCGACAAACTGCGCGAGCGACTCAGCAACGAGCAACCACCAAAACCCGATCCGTGGGCCGGAATTGACCGACTCGCCCGCGAAATGGACGCCGCGCGATGATGCCACACCTTCCCCCAGATGAAGCCGTGGTCGCGGCGTTGGTTTTGGTCGGCATCAGCTTTGCGGTGATCTGGTTGATCGAATACTGGAAATGAACGATCCCATCGGCACATCGACATACAACGGACGCTTCCGCGCGATCACGGGCGAAAGCGGAGACAATGATTCCGCCGAGGTTCGCGTGGGCAAGCAGGCGCTTTTGCAAGCCGTCAACGATCTAAAAATCCTTTGCGGATACGGACTCGTTACGCGAGAGGGGCGTTGCAAGCCGTGGCCGAAACTTCCGCGCACAGACAACCGAGGCCACTCGCATAGCTATTTCATGAACATCGCAGGAATGCGCGACCCGAACGACCACCGCAAGCTGCGAAAGTTTTTCTTGGATGGAGTCGGGCAGCAACTTTGCGATTGGGTCAATTTTCGCTGCCCTGCACCGGAAATTTTCTGGCGCATTGTGCGAAAACACGGAGCAAAGAAATGAGCACGTGGATTGAAGATCAAAGCGAGTTAAGCGTTCGCTATCGCGCGGAAGTCGCCGCGCTCAACGAAGAGATTGATCGCTTGCTCGCTGCCCTGCGCGTCCAGCAGGAAAATGGGCGCAAAGTCCTGCAACTTGAGGAGAAAGTCCGAAACCTAACTGTGGCTCTTGATGACGCGCTGGCAATCGTGCGCGCCCGCAACGCGATACGCGCGCAAGAGGAGGAAGCGGGGCTATGAAGCGAAAAACGAATCTGCCGGGGGGCAAGAAACGCCGGGGCGGTGCGGCTTTGGGGGCTGCAAACAAAACCGCCTCGGCAAACCCCTACGCGCTTATGGCCGCGCTGGTGCGCTACGCCAGCGCGAAGATCGAACAAGCCGAAGCCGAGCGCGACTTCTACAAGGCGGCAGCGGGAAAGTTGATGCGGGGAGGACGGAAGAAATGAGCAGGATGTCCCGCGACAAAGGGAAGAGGGGCGAGCGCGAGGTAGCCGAGCTTTGCAATCGCTACGGCTTTGCCGCACGGCGCGGCCAGCAATTTAGCGGATCGCCCGATTCGCCCGATGTTGTGGTCAACCTCGACGTTCACCTTGAAGTTAAGCGCACCGAACGCCCCAACCTTCCCGCCGCTTATCGGCAGTCCTGCGCGGACGCCGGGATCGACAAAGAGCCATTAGTAGTCACGCGCGCCAACGGAACGGCGTGGATGCTCTACTGCGCTTTTGAGCATTACCTCGCGCTGCGCCAAAAGATTTCCCGTCTTGAAACCGAGCTAAAGGAGGCGCGGCAGGGCGGGACTTAACCCACACAAAGACGCCGGGAGGCGGCAACCCCCCGGCGCGATTTGCACACATGAACACAGAACAAGCATCCAATGAAGTGCGGAGCGTAGGTAAATCCATCGCCGCCGCATTTGTCAAGGCGCAGGCCGATTTCGGCCCCGCCTTAAAGACCAACACCAACCCGCATTTCAAAAGCAAATACGCGGGATTGGACGCCTGCGTCGAGGCAGTCATCGACGCGCTTCACAAACACGGCATCGCGCTTCTTCAGCGGACGCACATCTGCGAGAGCGGCGTGACGATTGAAACGATCCTCATTCACACCAGCGGCGAGACGTTGAGCGGCGGATTGCTCCACGTTCCGGCCAGCAAGAATGACCCGCAAGGCTACGGGAGCGCGCTGACCTACGCGCGCCGTTATTCGCTCATGGCGACTTGCGGCATCGCCGCCGAGGACGATGACGGCAACGCGGCAAGCAAGCCCGTCACTTACGAAGCCCCGCGCAAGCCCACACCGCGCACGACCGATCTTCCGCCGAAAGCGGCGAAAGCAAAACCCGAAGTGCAGCCGTCACCGGAGGACGATGACGATTTGCCCTTCTAAAACACGAACACAGAACACAGAACACCCATGCAAAAAATACTATTCAAGATCAACCTCAAGAAGTTGGAGAAAGCCGAGTTGTATGTCGGCCAGCAAGGAACCTACCTCGACGGCATCCTCATCCCGAACAAGGGCGAGAGCAAATATGGCGATGACGGGTTCATCGTGCAGAGCATCAAAAAGGAGCGCAGGGACAAGGGCGAACGCGGCCCTATCGTCGGCAACTGGCGCTTTCTCGCGGGCGACAACGACAACAATCAACCGAAGGCCGAGGTCGAAAGCGACCCGTTCTGACCTATGGGCTTTATCCGAATCGTAGGCCGCAGGCGGCAGGACGGCGACACATGGTTCCCGTGCGACTATTGCAGCGGGGCCGGAATCGACATAAGCCGGGACAATGAGCCGACCGAGCGCGGTCATTTGAATGGCGAGACGCCGAGCATGGCTTATCGCGGCTACATCCCGACGAACACGTGTGAAGTGTGCGGCGGGGAGGGTGGGGCATGGTTGCCGAAGGCGCGCAACGTCACGCCGCCCTGCCCGATCATCTTTCACCCCGATTATCCGGGCTTTTCACACCCGCTTTGGCGGGCGTGGGTGGATCGTGAATGGGGCGAAGACAAACCGGAATGGAGCGACTTCAAATCCGCACCGCAAAAGTGGGGGGTAGCCGTATGACCGCCGCCGAACGTCGAGCCTGTGACGGCCTCGCCCCGGAGGATGACGCGCCGATTGTCTCGCACATGGATTGGCTCAAAGAGCATTGCGAGCGCCTTGCATGGGAACTGGAATCGACCAGCCGCGCGCTGATCGAGGCAACCGAAAAACTGCGGGCAGGAGGAAGGGAACCATGACATGGCAACCCGAACTGACGTTTGCGCCTACCGAGACGCACAAACGCCCGACACAAGCGGGCCGCATCCTGCGCTTCTTGCAGGAGGGTCATCGGCTTACCCCGCTCGACGCGCTGGAGCTATTCGGGTGCTTCCGTCTGGCTGCGCGCGTCTATGAGTTGCGGCGGGAAGGGTGGGCAATCGTGGAGCGCACGGTCGAGACGGCCAGCGGTAAACGCATCGCGGAATACTCGCTATGAAGATTGAGCCGAGCTTCTGCGATCACTGGAAAACAAAGCGCCTGCACCGCATCTGCGGGGCCGAGGCGGTCTTGGGCCTGCTCCGCTTGTGGGGGCAGGCCAAGATCAAGCGGCAATACACGGGCCTCGTCCTTAACCCCCCCAAGCTCGCAGCCGTAATGGAATATCCGGGCGACGAGTCCTTGCTGTGGCAGGCGATGACCGACCCCACCGCGCCGTGGCTGGACGGGGCAGAGGACGGAACGTGGTCGCTGCACGGCTACGAAGAGCATCAAGCGCAGATTATTCGCCTATGGGAGATCGGGCGCAAAGGGGGGAGGCCGAAAGCCTCCACCCCTTCCCTCATACTCCCTTCCCCTAATACATCTACTTCCTCTTCCTCTTCACCCATTAGCGAACCAAATGGAAACCATATGGTTTTCCAGACCCCCACCTTGGAGGAATTTATAGAGACGGGGAGGCAAGCAGGGATTGAGCGGGAGATTGCCGAGGAAATCTGGCACGACAACGAAAGCAGGCCCATCGCCCCGGATGGACGATGGACGGACTATCGCGGCAACCCGATTGCGAAATGGCAGGCGAACATGAGCGCCCGCGCCTTGCAGATGAAAAGTCGCCGGGGCGGCGTCATCACCAAAACGCACAACGGGGCAGGCGGGAAGACCGAGACTCCTTGGGCAATCAAACAGCGTCTGGAGGCCATTACGCGCGAAATAGAGGGCATCCGTAGTGACAGACGGAATCGGATTCCTGACCCGGAGAAACCTTGGGAAAGCACAATGGCCCCTAACGCGGCGGCGAAGGTCAAGGCTCTGCGGGCAACAGCGCAAGAGTTGAACCGCAAACTTGCGCTTTCGGAAAAGGAGGCGGCATGAGCGAATACAAAGACCCGCGCGGGCTTGTTCCTTGGAACGCGGACATTCCGAAGCAAATCCCCGCCCAAAACATTCCGACGATCAATCCAGAGTTTCGGGAATGGACGATTCGCTCAAAACATAAACCCAAGCAGCCATGCCCGTTCTGCGGCGTGGAGGGCAAGGGTCTTTTGATGTCGGCGTATGAAGAAAGAGAAGACGAAGAATATAACCTAAAGCAACCTTGGTGCGGCGTTGTGTTTTATCGCGTGTGCTGCCTTCACTGCGGATGTGAGGGGCCGAGCGGACTAAGCGAAGCAATAGCCGTCAGCATGTGGGACGGAAACGGGGGTCTAATATGACCCTTCGCCCCTTCCGCCTCGCCACGCTCATGGAGGCCGTCAAGGTTGCCGAGCTTCGCTATCTGGAAGCGCGGGTCGGAGGCATGAACAATGCCACGACCTACCAGAGCGATTTTTTCGAAGTCATGTCACGTGACGTAGGCGGCATCCTTGCCGAGTTGGTAGTCGGGCGGAAGTTCTCCCGAACATTCCTCCCGGCGATCAACACGTTTCACAATCAAGCAGACGTTGGCGAGGACATCGAAGTGCGGTCAACTCCGCACCTTAACGGGAGCTTGATCCTGCGGGATAACGACGATCCGGGGCGGAGGTATGTGCTGGTCATCTGCGACCCCATGACAGGCTTTGAGGTCAAAGGCTGGTGCTACGGAATCGAAGCCATGACGGACGAATGGCACATGAAGGGCGAGGGACGCCCGCATTGGCGCTACAAGGGGCCGCTGCGGGCTTTTTCCACACTGACGCTGGAACGACCCAAGGACGCACCGACCAACGCCGAGACGGCCAGCGCGGAGTATTCTTGGTGAATTTATGAAAACCCAAATCATAACAACAACAGAAGAATGTCTGATCACATATACCAAAGGTGGAAAGCCCCATGAGCAGCCATTCGACATCGGAGCTGAAGCCAACGAAGCGTTTAACACGCTGCTCCCCAGACACTCCAGAACCGTGGTGCTCTACAACATCACCACGCAAACAACCAAGACCCTGCAAAGGAGATACTGATGAACACCTGCCCGAAATGCGGTTCGCCGCAAGAATCACCAGA